TTTTAGGAACATTGGTTCCTATTATATTCATTCCATTCATTGAGAAGTTTATGAGGAAGGATGATTAGATGGGTGTAGCTATATTTTTAGTGTGTTGGTTTGTACTTTCAGTTGTTTTTGGTTTTATTGTAGGTCCGATATTAAAAGATAGAAGTGAGGAAATTATAGATGGCGAACTTGGGAGATTTTCTGAAGGCAATCAATCTAACAAAAGAGAATCTAATCGAGAATGATTCTTTGGCAGAAAAGGAATATGTTCCTTTTGTGATTAACCGCACCATGTCATATTTCCCAGACACGGTTCTTTATGCAAATGAAATGAACCTGCGGGGACATCTTGACAATCGCTTGCAGAATGATTATCTGCTAAATAGTATTAGAAAGAAGAAGCGATTTTCGAGATGGTTGAAAGCGGAAAAGAATGAAGATGTTGATGCAATTAAGGAATATTATTCATGTAATCATATGAAGGCATGTGAAATTGCAAAGATTCTAACCGATGAGCAGCTATCTCTTATTCATGAACGTATGGACAGAGGTGGATTAAAACATGGAAAGCGTAAACGATAATGTAAAGCCAATTCCAGTTGATCTGGATAGCTTGGTTGAAGTTGAGTTAAGTGATGAAGATGATTTCTTAAAGATACGAGAAACCCTTACTCGGATTGGTATTGCTAGTCGTAAGGATAAATCGTTATATCAGTCATGTCATATTCTCCATAAACGTGGGAAATATTATATTGTTCATTTTAAAGAACTCTTTGCACTTGATGGAAAGCCAACTAACTTTAATGAAAACGACCAAGGTCGCAGAAATACCATTGCCAATTTATTAGCGGAATGGGGATTACTGAGTTTGGTCGATGTAAACAAAAGTTCAGAAGCAGTCCCTCTGGGTCAGGTTAAAATCATTTCCCATAAAGACAAGTCAAATTGGACACTTGTGGCTAAATACAACATTGGCAATAAAAAATAAAAAAAGCACTTGACATTTCAATGTGGGTGCGTATATTATAGAACACCAAAAGTTTTAGATTGATGCCGATTGTCGGGTCAATTTAAATAAAAGCAATCTTGCTTATAATAAGGAGAACTAAGATGGTATTGACTACAAATAAAGTTAAAGTTTCACATATGATTCCGAGTGTTTTTAGTGATTTGCGGAATGACCCCTTTCTTGTTGGATTTGACCAAATCTTTGATAGGATTCTTTCATCAGGAATTACTTCAGGACAGGCAGCATCATATCCCCCGTACAACATCGTAAAGGTGAGTGAAACTGATTTCCGAATTGAACTTGCAGTTGCAGGATTCAAGGAAGAAGAGATTGAAATTACTGTACTAGATGACACTCTGACTGTCCAATCAGACAAGGACCATAGTGCATCTGGTGGTGGAGAAACTCTACTTCATCAGGGAATTGCAGAGCGCAATTTCAAGCGCACTTGGACACTGAGCCCTACGGTTCAAGTTACGGGTGCCATGTTTGAGGATGGACTTCTTACGGTGTTTCTAAAGAATTGGTCCGACAAGAAGAAGCCGCAAAAGATTAAAATTAATAATGGAGTCGATGAAGGTGATTCGCAATTTCTAACTGAATAAATTCTCTAAATATAGGGGGAGCTTCGGCTCCCCCTTTTTAGTGTTTCAATTAATCGGAGATTAAAATATATGGTTTGCGATTTCTGTGGGTCTGTAGAAGAACTGGTCAGACGAATTGTGATGGACTCAGATTATAATCGACTTTATGCCCCAGCCCTTTACGCATGTTTAAAGTGTTCAAATAAAAAAGAAGAAGAAAGGAAACATAATTGTGAACGAGAATTTTGAATTTATTCCCACAACTAGAAAAGTTGACAAAGTATATTTGCATTGCTCTGCGAGCAATCGCCCCAACCATGATCGTGTGCAAGTCATTCGGGATTGGCATAAGGCAAAGGGTTGGAATGATATTGGATATCATTTCTTTATTACATCAAAGGGAGAGATTCAAACAGGTCGTTCTATTCATGCGACTCCTGCTGCACAGGCAGGGCATAATACAGACACAATTGCGATTTGTCTTCATGGATTGAACAAAGAAGACTTTACTCCAGAACAGTATGATGCGCTAATTCTTCTTTGTGATAAAATCAATAAGCACTATAATCGACAGATTACATTTCACGGGCACTGCGAAGTTTCTGATAAGCCGTGCCCAGTCTATGATTATAGAGAAGTTTTAAATTTGTCTCCACAAGGAAACTTTGATTGTGGTCCAAATAACAAAAGCAATAAACCAAACTTGAGGGATTATTATTTTGAGACATTTTCAATGGGTGACCCGATAAAAGAATTGCAACGTAAATTAAATATCTGGATTAAGAATGACCCCAATTATAGTTTTGATATGTTGGATGTCGATGGGATGTTCGGTCAAGATACTACGAGGGCAGTGGTCCAATTCCAGAAAATCCACCATTTAACTACAGATGGTGTTGCCGGCCCACTAACAAGAAATGCTTTGGAGAAGGTAATCAAATACCTTTAGGATAATTATATTATGAGTTTTTATACGAATGTAAAAGTCGTAGGTGACCAAGTGTATCTACGATATGTTGATGATAATGGGAAAAGAGTCAAGGCGAAGGAAAAGTATTCCCCGACCATTTTCCTTCCCGTGAAAGAAGAGTCGAAGTACAAAACTCTTGATGGGAAGAATGTTAAATCTTTTAAGCCCGGAGGAATTCGCGATACGAGAAATTTCTTCCAGAAGTACAAGGATGTTTCAAATTACGATGTCTATGGAAATGATAATTTTGTTTTTTGCTTTATTGGTGATCGGTATCCTGAGAATATTGATTATCAAATAAATAAACTAATTGTTGCCAATATTGATATTGAGGTTGCATCCGACCAAGGGTTCCCGCATGTGGAATCCGCTGCCTCTCCTGTAATTTCAATTGCCATTAAATTCAATGATGACTTTTATGTCTTTGGATTTGATGAGCCCGAAGATTGTAAGATTGAGGAGACTCTGGCTAAGCAACATATTAAATATGTTTCATGTGAAGATGAGGAAGACTTGCTTCTTCGTTTCCTTGCCTGTTGGAAGGAACACTCCCCCGATATTGTCACGGGTTGGAACGTAAGCGGATTTGATATTCCTTATCTCTATAATAGGATTTCCCGCACCTTTAACGATAAGGTTGTTCGCGAACTTTCTCCTTGGAAGTATGTCTCGACAAGGAAGTTCCATACTGGCTTTGGTAAGGAACAGATGGTTGTGGACATTAGTGGTGTTTCTATTCTTGACTATATGGATATGTACAAGAAGTTTACATACACTAATCGCGAGAGCTATCGGTTGGATTATATTGCCAACGTCGAGCTTGATGAGAGTAAGCTATCGTATTCTGAATATGGTAGTTTGCATACATTGTACAAGCGAGACTATCACAAGTTTATTGAATACAATGTAAAGGATGTGGAGCTTGTTGACCGTCTTGAGAGTAAAATGAAACTCATTGAGATGGCAATTGCTCTTGCTTATTCTGCCAAGGTTAATTTTAATGATGTGTTTTCTCAGGTGAGAATGTGGGACAGCATTTGTTATCATCATCTTCGGAAGAATAATATTGTCCTTCCCCCGAAAAAGCATTCCAGTAAGGATGTTCGTTTTGAGGGTGCCTATGTCAAAGAACCGCAGGTTGGTATTCATGATTGGATTGTTTCCTTTGACTTGAATTCACTCTATCCTCATTTGATGATGCAGTATAATCTGAGCCCGGAAAAACTTATTGAGGCAAATTCTGTAAATGAGGATTTAATAAATTCTCTTCCATTGAGGAGTGGTTATGATGATATCATTAATAAAAGGTTGGATACATCTTTGTTGGTTCGGGATAATGTCACGGTTACGCCAAATAGGATTTTCTTTAAGAAGGATTCGCAGGGGTTTCTTCCAGAGATTCTTAATGATTTGTATGACCAGAGAACAACGTCAAAGAAAAAGATGATTCAATCTCAAAAATTAGCAGAGAATACATCTGGGATTGAAAAGCGAAGGCATCTCAATGATGTTGCCAAGCACAACAACGATCAGCTTGCCCGAAAGGTTCAGTTGAACAGTGCCTATGGTGCGTTGGGAAATCAATACTTTCGTTTCTATGACCTCCGCATTGCCGAAGCAGTAACCAAGGCAGGGCAGTTGTCTATTCGATGGATTGAAGATAGAATGAATAAGTATTTGAATAATATATTGGGGACAGAGAATGAAGACTACATTGTTGCTAGTGACACTGATAGCATTTATATCACTCTTGATAGACTTGTAAATACGGTATTAAATGACAATGCATCAAATGAAGTAATTGTCAAGTTTATTGATAAAGTTTGTTCTGAGAAATTGGAGCCCTATATTGATAAGTGTTATGCTGAACTTGCTAAGTATATGAATGCATATGACCAGAAGATGGTGATGAAGAGAGAGGCAATTGCATCCAAGGGATTGTGGACTGCCAAGAAGAGGTATGTCTTGAATGTCTATGATAATGAGGGTGTGAGATATGTCGAACCCAAGTTGAAGGTTATGGGTCTTGAGGCAGTCAAATCTTCTACACCAGAAGTGTGTCGAGATAAAATTAAAGATGCACTAAAGGTAATCATGAATGGAACCGAAGAGGAGATGTTGGAGTTTATTGAGACATTCCGTGAAGAGTTCAAGTCTCTTCCTGCCGAGGATATTGCGTTTCCACGCGGCGTGAACGGAATACAAAAGTATATGAATGGGGGTTCCTATATAAAACATACACCCATTCATGTGAAGGGTTCTATTATATACAATCGTTTGTTGAGGGAGAAAAAATTGGGATTTGATTATGAACAAATTTCTAATGGTGACAAGATTAAGTTCTTGTATCTGAAGGAACCAAATCCTGTAAAAGATTCTGTTATTTCAATTAGGAATGCTCTTCCTTCTGAATTTGGTTTGGATGGATATATAGATTACGATAAGCAATTTGTAAAGGCATTTCTTGATCCTGTTAAAGTTGTGTTGGACTGTATTGGCTGGAAGGCTAAACGAACAAGTTCACTAGAAAGGTTTTTTGGATGAGTGATAATGAAAAGAAGCAAGGTGGTAATGAAGAAGCGAAGGAGATGGGGCCTGGAGAAGCATCCCTTGCTGGATTGTTTGGTGCCGAGCCTGAAGGACTTGATAATTATGGTGTGAAGATGTTGATGGATGACATTAAATCCGAATCAGTCAAACCAGTAATAGAATGGATTCTAAAAAATAATCTTTCAACAAATCAATTTGAACGATTGACGCTGATTATTAATTCTGGTGGGGGAAGTGTGACCGATGCATTTGCATTGATTGATACCATGAAGGGTTCTGGGGTTCCAATCTCAACAGTTGGGCTTGGAGAAATTTCTAGTGCCGCATTAATGATATTCATGGCAGGGGATAAGGGGAATCGAATCTTGACT